AGTGAATCCCGATCTGGAATACGACCAGATGCGCAGCTACTCCAAAGACCGTAAGCAAATGGAGGAGTTAAACACCGCTCATAGCCGTTGGATTAGCGATGTCAGACAGGTACTTGAGTCCGCAGGAATAAAAGAGCCTGAATTTCCAAAAGAACTGGAAGATAGTAAAGCCATTGCCACATCGGCACTCGTCGAACTATTGAGATGGCATCGCTGGATACTGGATTTCGGTCCTGACTTCAGGCTACGGCTGACACCCGTAACACTGCATACCAATGTTCTTACTAGCGACGAAGTAGCGGATTGGGTCAGACACCCAACGTTTCCAAGCAAGCATCTACCAGATATCGCAAAAGCCGCGATTGAGCGCATGAGTAAAGCGTTCTCAGAAAAAGCCATCGGCCCACACCTGGAGCAGGTCGCCCAAAAGGGCATGGGCAATGCAAGCAGGCATCTGTCATGAACACCATCAGTAATGAACAGGGAGTTGGAATGAACGCAATCACACCGTTTCACTTTGAATCGCAAGCCGTGCGTACCGTGGTCGATGATCACGGCGAAGTGTGGTTTGTCGGCAAGGATGTTGCCGATGTACTCGGCTACACCAACCATAACAAAGCTTTAGGCGATCATTGCAAAGGGGTAGCAAAACGCTACCCACTCCCAGATAGCCTTGGCCGCTTGCAGTACTTCCGAATCATCTCCGAACCGGACATGTTCCGCTTGATTGCGGGCAGCAAACTTCCTGCCGCAGAACGGTTCGAGCGTTGGGTGTTTGAGGGAGTGCTGCCAACCATCCGCAAGACAGGCAACCGTCCCGCGCTTGACCACTCCACTCATTCCGCCAAGGCAATCACTCCATTCCAATTCGAATCCAAAGATGTTCGTATTCAGCTCGACGAGGCCAGTGCGCCCTGGTTCAACGCCAATGATGTTTGCGCCGTTCTTGAGTTTGGTAATCCACATCAAGCCATTGAATCCCACGTGGATGTAGATGACCTCCAGAAGTTGGAGGTCACCGACGCGCTGGGGCGAACTCAACGCACTAACCACATCAACGAATCCGGTTTGTATGCCCTGATCATGGGCAGTACAAAACCTGCGGCCAAGCGTTTTAAGCGTTGGGTGACGAGCGAAGTTCTGCCGACCCTGCGCAAGACAGGCACGTACTCCACACCAGGAGCACTGCCCACCTTGCCTGGGCCGACACAGGATCGCATTGCCGCACTCCTATTAATCGGCCAATACATTTCCACGGTGCCAGGGATGAAGCCAGGAATTGCCGCAGCGGCAACGCTGGCATGCATCAAAAGCAATACGAATTTAACAACCGAAGAAATACGCCGCGCATTGCCTGCGTTACAGGAACCGCTTTGCCTGCTCAACGCTACGCAACTAGGCAAGCGGCTGCATTGCTCGGCCAAGGCGGTGAACCAATTATTAGCCTCCAGAGGCTTTCAGTTCCGTAATGAACGCGACGAATGGGAATTAACCGAAGCCGGTCGCGTGTGGTGTGAAGCCATTCCGTACTCGCGCAACGGGCACAGCAGTTATCAACTCTTGTGGAATCCAGACGTCATCGCGTGTCTGAGGGAGGCGGCATGAATTATTACGCACGCCCCCTTGGCGATGATGTACGTAACTCGGAGCCAGCAGTGGTACGGAAGGTTGTTCGCCAGTTGCCGGACGGCTTTACCGAAGGTGCTGTAATGAGGGGGTGCCCCCATGTATCGAATATCCTATTCATTCGCACACACACAGAAAAAGGAAATTTTGATGTCCGAAGAACCCGCCAAATACAAATATCAAAAAAAACACGAATCACCAGAATTGGTGATATGTGCTCGCCCGCAATTGAGCATCCATTTGAACGAATATCACTATGTAACCATTGCGAGCCTTTCCATTGGGAGCGATTCCAAAACGGTGGAGCGCAACGAAGTGACTTTTCCCGGAGATATGCTGCTAGAGCTAATCGAATTACTAGATACACTCAGGAAAAGTACAGGCGGATAAAGCTGTTCTGCCAAGCCTGCCTTTGTTATATCGGAGGCAGGCTGTGAATTATTACATGCACCACATTGGAGACTATACCAAAGCCACATGGCATCTGAATTTTTTTGAGCATGGTATCTACCTGCTGATGATGAGCAGGTACTACGACATGGAACGTGCTTTTCCTACCGATGTCAAAGCCGTGTGTCGGTTGATGGGAGCACGTAGCAAGAAAGAACGTGAAGTTGTCGCAACAATTCTTGATGAATTCTTCTTGTTGCAAGAAGACGGCTGGCATAACAAGCGATGCGATGAAGAGATTGCCGCCTATAAAGAAGGCGATGCGTGGCATGAGCATAAAGAGGCGAATAAGAACGGTCAGAACACCCGGACGCGTCGCCACCGTAAAGAACGCTCACGCTTGTTTGCCGAACTGAAAGACCATCAGGTCACTCCAGAATGGAATATGCCTATCAAGGAATTACGGCTGTTGCACAAAAAAACCTGTCACGCACCTGTAACGGCTGTAACGCCACCTGTAACACCTGTAACACCTACTCAAGAAGAATCATTCACCACTGCCTCTTCCTCATTACGTTCGGAAGAGCGTTTGATCCGCGCCGAAAATGAGACACCTATTAAAGAATTACGGCAATTAAACGCAAAAACGAATGCAAAAACCGGTAACGCACCTGTAACGGCTGTAACGGCTAAACCATTAACCATTAATCCATTAACCATTATCTCTTCCTCACTGCGTTCGGAAGAGAGTTTGGTATTTGCCGAGGATGACAACGCCACCGGCTGCACAGGAAAACCCAAGCGCTCGCCTCACGGCTCACGCCTGCCCGATGACTGGGTGCCCAGTGAGGGTGATGTGTTGTACGCCACTCAGCAGGGTGTGGATGGACGCTACGAAGCCGAGAAATTCCGCGATTACTGGCGCAGCGTGGCCGGAGCCAAGGGGCGCAAACAGGATTGGGAGGCCACCTGGCGTAACTGGATTCGCCGCGCTGCCGAAAACAAAACCAGCTCCATGAAGCACGGATATCAACGCCATGAATACAATTCAAGACCTATGCGACTGTCTCCCGCAGAACGATCCCGCGTCTTCCATAGACCATTTGACCTGCGTGACGGATTGCTCCAGTAACACCGCCTGCCTTGCGCAAGCCACGATGATCCCGTTCCCCTGGCTGCGCCGCTTGTGGGAACGCATGATTGCCCTGTATGGCAATACCTGGGTGAGCGCTCATGGGGAGTCGGCACAGAGAGAAGATGGCACGCTGACCGTGGACGGTGAAACCTGGCAGAAGGTGCTGGTTGGGCTGGAGGCGTCTCAGTTTGCGGACGGGTTGGCGGCGTGCATTGCTGAAGGCGGCGAGTTTCCGCCCAGTGCGCCGCGGTTCCGTAGCATGTGTTTAGGCGTGCCATCCCTGGCGGCGGTACGGAGTTACTTCACCGCAGGCACCACGCGGGGCAATACGCCGTTTGTAGCCAAATGCTGGGAGTTCATCGACCCATGGAGCTATTGCCAGTCCAGCCGTGCTGAGGCTGATCGGATGCTGCGTGAGGCCTACGAGCAAGCGCGAGACTTTGTGATGCGTGGCGGCGTCCTTCCAGAGGTGCCTGTCGCCCTGATTGAGGCGCAAAAGCCCGCATCGCCCCAACCGGCCTCCCCTGACGTGGCTCAAGCAGCTCTGGAGGAAATTAGCAGCATGTTTCATCACCCTGAGCTGGCCGCCCGTGAGGAAAAGCTCATGGCCGAGTTCCACCTCAGCCGGAATCAGGCGCATGAGCTGATTGAATCGGGGGTGCTATGAGCAACGCGATGCCTATTGCTGCCTGCGGCATGGCAGGGGTGAAGCAGATGCAATCTTTAACATTGCCGTGGCCGTCCAAGGACCTGTCACCGAACGCACGGGTGCATTGGACACGGCGCAGCAAAGCCGTAAAACAGGCCAGAGGCTACGCCGAGGTGATGGCACGGCGTGCCGGATGGGGTGGCCTGTCACTCCCTGTTGAGGGGCGCCTGGATTTATGGATTAGCTTCTATCCGCCCACACGCTGTCTGCCTGACGATGACAACATGCTGGCGCGGTTTAAGCCGTACCGGGATGGCATTGCCGATGCCCTGGGCATTGATGACCGGCGTTTTGTATCGCATCCGTTGGTTGAGGATGAGGTACGCCATGCCGGACAGGTGGTCATCACCATCACGGGCATCACGCAGCAAGCAAGCAACGGAGGGCCACGCCTGCACGCCAATCCTGCATTCTGATCCTCCCCATCCGTGGTGATGGCCGTGTGACCAACGTTTATTCAGGTGATGCCTACCTGAGCGCTATGAAGCGCCTGGTGACTGCTTCTGGTCACCGCTTTTGACGTGAAACCCACAGGACATCCGCCATGACTGATCCGCGACGCTTACTGGCTCGTTTGAACCCGAGCACGATCCGCTACGACACGCTGCCTGGTGGCGTGCCTGAGTTGACAGCGCAAGACATTGCCCATGCCCTGGGGCTGGTGCCTGCGGGCTTGGGGCGTGAGGTACTGGAAGCGTGCTGGTGGCCGGATGGCGCAGCGTTGCGCCGTAGCCCCTTGCGCGATGCGGCGGTGGCCTTGGTGGTGCCGGAGATTCGACGGCAGCAGCAGCGCTTGCTGGAAGCGCGTACAGACGTGGGCATTGTCAAAGCGTGCATGGGGTGGACCCGAGCGACGACAAGCGCACAGCAGGCGGCGCTGAGGCGTGCGGAGGAGCGGCTGGAGGAGGCCAAGGCGCAGCTATGGCCACAGGCAACATTGGAGATGTTACCGGTACTGGTTGCGGCGGTGGTGGATGAGCTGTCCACGCCGCAGTTATGCCCCTGCTGTCATGGTCGGGGGGAACGGCGTGTAGGGGCGTTGGTGAAGGTGTGCACGGCGTGCGGGGGTAGCGGTGCGGTTCCCGCCAGTGACCGCAAGCGCGCCGCTGCCATTGGCCGGGACGAATCCACCTACCGCACGACATGGCGCAGCCTGTATGAGTGGCTGTTGGAGCGGATGGGTGTTGCGGAACGACAGGCGGCGACGCAGTTGCAAGAGGCATTGCAGACAGATGCTGCGTAGTGCGGGATTGATGCCCCCGCACTTTCCCCCCTACTGTACGCGCCTGAGTGGTGCTATGCCCTCATCGAATGATTTACTCGCGCCCTGCCCACCTCAGCAGGGCTTTTTTTTTTATTCAAAGCCAGCGACCGCCTTCGGGCGGTTTTTTGCGTACTGGAGTCCCCCCATGCAGACCATTGGTGAAGAAGGCATTGCACTCATCAAGTTTTTTGAGGGTTTGCGGTTGCAGGCGTACATATGCGAAGGCAGTGCGCTGACGATTGGTTACGGCGAGACGGGCAAGCATGTGACGCCTGATATGTGTCTTGCCAATGAGCAGGAAGCCGATGCGATGTTACGTGCTCGATTAGCCAAAGAGTTTGAACCGGCTGTACGGCGTTATGTGCGTGTGCCACTCAAGCAACATCAATTTGATGCGTTGGTATCGCTGAGCTTCAACATTGGTGTGGGCGCGTTTCACCGCTCGACCTTGCTAAAGCGGCTCAATGCCGGTGATGTTGCTGGCGCGGCGGAGCAGTTTCATGTGTGGAAATGGGCGGGCGGTCGTGTGCAGTCTGGTTTAATCATCAGACGTGCCGCCGAACGTGTGTTATTTGAATATGGTGACTGGCGTGCCGAAGCGGAGAAACAGCGTGCTGCTTTGAAGAGCAAGGGCCGCCGTGATTGATCCCTCGCTGCTGCCTGCCTGGTGGAAAGAGGCGTTTTATGTGTGCCTGGCGATGGCCACGGGAACGCTGAGTTATTTAATGCGTGCACTGGACGCTAAAGAGAGGCTGGCTGTCTCCCGCGTGTTGATTGAGGCGGGGATTGCGGGGTTTGTTGGTTTATTTGTGATGTGTGTGTGTGAATGGTTGGAGATGAGCCAAGCGTTTACGGTGGCGGCGGTGATTGCCTCCGGTTTAATTGATACACCGCAGACCTTAGAGCTGATTCAGAACGTGATTGTGCCCAAGCTTGGCACGGGGAGAAGGAGTTCGGATGATCGTTAATACACTGCGCCGTGTGTGGCGAGGTTTGCCCAGTGTGCGGCTGCTGATTGAGTACATGATGATTGGTGCGTTGGTGGCGTTGGTTGCACATGCAGTGCTGGCCTGGTCCGAGCGCAGTCAATTAGCGCAACGTGCGGCGCAGCTGGAAGGCCAGTTAGCAGCGGTGGAAAGCACGTTGGATGCGCAGGTTGCGATCAACACGGAGCAAGACGCTGCGATTGCGCGGCTGCGTGCGTTACGGGAGATCGACAGGCAGGCGATTGCGGGGCTGCATACGGATTTGAATCGGATCACGTTGCGCGACCGTGCATTGCGGCAGCGCATCACGCATTTGGAGCAACACAGCGATGAGGCGAAAGCCTTTCTGGATATTGATGTGCCTGACGTGCTTGGGTGCTTGCTCGACGGGGGTTCCTGTCAAGCCAGTTATCGTCACGCAGACCCGCGTTGAGGTGATCACCCCGCCGCAGGTGTTGTTGCAACCGTGTGAGGAGCCGCCATTGCCGCGTGTAGAGACAGTCCGCGACGTACTGAATCAGACGCTGGGATGGCGTTTGGCGTATGAACACTGTGCGGCGCAAGTGCGCTGTGTTGCGGCATGGGTACAGGCGACACAGAGGGGGCAGCCGTGGTTCTCAGATGGCTGTGGAATGGAAGACAGCGATACACCGTCGTGACCATGGTGCAATGGCATCTGATGGCTATAGAGGCGTCAAATGAGCGAATTTAACTGCAATTTGACAGATTTTAACGGGTCCTTCCTGATGGGGGAGGCCTGCGGGGTCGAAACTCCGCGGGGTTTGCATTGTGCGTGGTGTTTTGATTCTCACTTGTTGTTTATATCGACCGATGGTTTTACAGAAACAGCAAGGAAAACAGGTTAATCGTGCAGGCCTTTCGGAGATATTCGGTGTAGCGTTGCCGACGGTTGATCAATGGGCACGTAACGGCTGCCCAGTCGTGAAACGCGGTGGACGTGGGCGGGAATGGACGTTTGACACGGCTGTAGTCGCCCGCTGGTTACGTGACAAAGCCGCAGAAGAAGCGGCGGGTGGAGCGGTGGCCGATATTGAAGAATGGAAGCGCCGTAAGATCGCCGCTGAAGCGCAACGCGAAGAGTTGCACTTGGCCGATGCAAAAAAGCAGGTTGCTCCTTTGGAGCAGGTGGAAAAGACATTGGCCCGCGTATTCGCGGAAGTGCGTGCCAACCTGCGCACTATTCCAGGGCGGACCGTCGCCCTACTACTGGGTGAAACCGACGAGCGCCGATACAAACGCGTACTGCTGCAAGAAATCGATCAGACCTTAGAAAATCTCGCGTCCTTAGACCTGACCCAAGAAGACACGGACCCCGACGAAGACGAGGAAACAGGCGATGTCTGAAACCTTAGGTTTAACCGCCCTAGAAAACCAAGAAGGCGTTGATCAGATGATCAGCAACGCCTTACAGATGCTGCGACCGCCCCCAGCAATGAAGCCTTCCGAATGGGCACAGACACGCATCCGCATTCCTGAAGGCAACGCCATTCCTGGCCCCTTGCGCCTAGACAACGCCCCCTACCAACGCGAACCCATGGATATGCTGGTTGACCCGGACTGCTACCGCGTCACCCTGAAATGGGGCGCACAAGTCGGTAAAACCATGCTGGCCTTATGCGTACAAGGCTACTGCATCGAAATGGCCCCCCGCAGCCAAATGATGCTGCAACCCTCACAAGGCGATTTACAAGCATGGCTAGAAACCAATTCTCCCGCTGATGCAGCCAA